TACCTTTACCACGTGATTGTAAATATGATAAAACTTTTTTATCTACTTTATCAGAAATTGGCATAGAGTTATTTGGCAAAGCAACACTTTCCCAATCTAAATTTACTTTTCTTTCTGGCTCAACAATTATATCTTGATCTTTTTCCTTTAAACTTTCTATTTTTAATTTATTAACTACACTATCTTCTATGTTAATACTAGTTAATAAATTAATAAACTTATGTCCTAATACACTTCCAGCATGCCAGCCTGTTGTGTAACCACAATTAAAACAATGATACGAAATTACATTCGTTGTTGTAAAGTTAAAACCGCCGCGTTTACGTTTATCGGGCCTTACTTCGCCCATGCTAATACACATTGGACAATTTAAAGACATCCAACCACTTGGATTCACTTTTCGACCAGATAGCCGAGATAGAATTAAGGATTTTAATTTATCAATTAACATTCTTTATATGTGAAAGAATATAGTCTGTTTCGGGTATATCATAATTTTCTAAAATTTCTATTAACTGAATCTTTTCATTCACACTTAATGTTATTATATTAAAAATCTTCGGATTTGTCAAGACAATAATACCCCAAAAGACATCACGAATTTCTTTCTTTAATTGGATCCAATTAAATAAATCTGGTAGGCCTCGCCATGAAAGAGTAGACAATGTTGTTGTAACTATCATCTTATAGTCTGTTTCTTTAAGTAATACATCAAAATTAGCGTCTATCTGTTTCCAATTTGAACCAACTCGTACCTTTTCATTGAGTTCGCCATAAGCATCAATACTAAATGACATATCAGCTTTTGAACATTTTTGTAATACTTCGTGATCTTTTTGCGACAACATAAACATACCATTAGTAATATACTCTACTGAGACTTGCGAAAGATCTTCTATGTTTTCTAAAAATTTTCTATGTCTATTTGTCATCAATGCTTCACCACCTAAGAATCGAATCTGTTTAATAGAATTAGGTATAGTTGTTATTTTTTTTGCACTTTTAATTCCTTTTTTATATGGCCAATCAGGATTTCGTTCAGCCCATATACTACTACTAAATTGTGGAGCGCACGTTGGACAAGAAAGATTGCATATATTATCAAACCCTACTTCAAAAAATTCCAATTGTATATTTTCAGTACCATAAACATTATTAAACTTTTGACGTAAACTTTTCTTACCAAGCTGGTCTTCATAATAGCATGTAGCACATCCTTTTAAACTTTCTCCGGCTTCGGTACGTTTTCTTAATGATTGGTATTCTTCACTATGTAATACTTGGGAAAGATCACCATCAAATGTTTGGACTGGGGTTTTCCACCGACAACAAGGCCAAATTTTATTATCACCTCGTAAATTAAAATGCTTGTAAAAAGCCGCACATATAGTATCAGCTGGCGTCATAGGGCCTGGTGTATTCATTTAACTTCTAATTAGAACTTTGTCAAGTGTACCAGTATTAGCCGCATCAGGAATATGAACGAATCTCATCCAATTTGTTGATATACTAAAATTAAAAGGATCAATTCCTGATGTTGCTGTATATGCATTCCAATCCATAAGAGTATTTGCAGGATGTAAATCTATAACAAACCAGTTTGTCGGAGAAGTTAAATCATGGCTACCTTCAACATAAAATTTTCCAGTATATGTTGTTGTATAAACTGCACAAGTATGTAATGAAGATTGATAACTTCTATTTGGTGAAGCACTTACAGGATCGCTCTCATGCCGTGAACCATTTACAGTAAATAAAGCCATACTCAATGTGTTTGCAGGACTTGGTAAAATGTTATCAAGTATCTCAATTGTACCAATTGCACTCTGTGACAAATCCGTATACAATGCACTTGATTCACCTGCTACATCTGTTGTTGTTATACTAAACTCGTACAACCCAGCATCAATGTTAGCAGTATCTCCCCAACTAAATGTCACATCTAATGTACCTTTTACATCATCCCTTATCACTGGCGCCTTTGCTAAAACTAATGCACCAGAGTTAGCATCAATAATATTAACCGCTAATGTTAAATGACTAATAGATGCAAGTCGACGATTTTCATCGTACACATTAAATGTAATCTTATCATCTATACCTTTATGAATTTTAATTGTATTATTATACATAGGTCCTTCCAGTCTTTGGCCATTATCGAGAATCGTTAGTTCATATACTGTTTTATATAGATAAAGATTGCTCGTTGCCATGTTTTATACTCTATTATATTTATTAAAATAAGTACAATAGTAATGATAGAAGACATCGCAAATATTATCGAAAAATATCCATTCTTAACTGGCATAAAATATGCTAATAACGAAATTCTTGGCATTATTCAAAATCACAATACGCAAATAACTAGTATCTATTGTTACGAAAAAATACACACTGATAATGAAAAAAGAAAATTTTTAGAACTTGGAGAAACATGGTGGTGGGAAAGCAATCGAATTATTCCAATAAATTTATTCATGCCTAACGAAATTGAAAAATTCCACTACTGTCTGAGAAATTTTATTAGTAAAGATGTAGAATTTTTATTTGGTCCTATTACGAGTCTTCATAATATTATACGCAAAAGAGTTAAACGCAGAACAATACAATTAGTTCGAAAAATTAATTAATACCTTCTACAATTGAATTTAATTGCACTACAATAGCAATCGCATACGCAATTGCATGAGACTTTTTAAAAAAATAACTATCATCTTTCGGCTTAACCCAAACTTCTTTATTAATTGTATCCCAATCTTTATTTAATAGATGTCTTTTTGCTGGACGAATAACTGCTAATACTGCCGCCAATTGTTCTATACTGTTTGGTTTTAATTGTTTTACAATATCATAATGGTTGTGTATATGAAATAGTTGTTCTACTATCTCTTTATGCTCAAGTAATTCCCAAACAGGTTCCTGTTGTACTAACTCTTCCAAGTGGTTATTACTATTAACATTCTCATACACACTAACATTTAAAAGATCTAATTTAAAATAATTACGAGATTCAGCGTCTTTATAATCTATACTTGACGCTCCAGTAAATGGATTAACTGGTATATTGTTAAAATATACACCAGTGTTATGTTTCTTTTCACCATCAAGACTTGCAGGTACATGCTTCAATATATTTAAAACATCTTCCCTATTTTTTAAATCAATATCAATATCAGGTAATTTCATAGGCCTGCTTCTGATAAAATAAATTTAACAAAGGCAACTTCACTTTGATTATTCTCAAATTTTCTATACCAAAATTTTGGATCCAACGCATCTGCTACTAATGCCATCTGTTCATCACTTAAATTGTTCAATGCCGTTTGTCCAGATTGACAATTAAAAACCACCCATGGTGAAATGCGTCCTGTTCTAATCCAATATGTAAAAACATTGGAACCAACTTCTTTAAAAAATAATACCCAATCTCTGTTCTCTGTGTCTTCCCATCGCCGCATAAACTTAACACTTCGTTCTAATGCTTCGTTGGCTGATTCACTATTTGTATAATCCCTAACAAATAATTCATATGCACCATCTTTAATCCAATCATCTAATTTTAAATCGTGCCTAACTAACCAATCTACAAAATCTTCGTGCTGTAAACAATTTACATCTTTTGCAAATTTGCCAAACTTAACAAACCCAAGATAAAATTGTGATTGGCGAAACTCATCAAACGTTTTAACTTTAGGTTTAATCGCTGTTGAGTTTAATTCATAAAATCGTTGGAATGCTCTAAAACCAAGTTGCACCTGTTTTTCACTTTGGGCAATATGCCGACGCTTTTGCTCACAAGTATGTGCACCTAATGTTTTAACACTTTTATAATCTCTATTACAAAATTTACATTTAAACCCGTTAGGTTTTTTTATTTCTAGATTTTCCATCAAAGATATCAGAAATTTGTTTGTCGTTGTATCCCATTTCTTTTGCAAGAGTTTGGAGGTCATCTTCTGTATTCATTTCCTTTAATAAATTTAGTTCATCGTCACTTATAGTTGGATATACTGCTAACAAGAATTTATCTAACTTACTTTCTTTTATTCTACTATTTGGTGTACCAACCCATTGCCGATAATATTTCTCATTACCTAATCCAATTGCACTTAACAATAACCATTGCAATTCTGGGTGAGTGCTGATTTCACTATAGTTGCGATTACATAATTCATTTACAAATAAAATATAATGTTCTTTATTTTTAATTGGGCAAGTTGTCCAACGATGTATCATCCAAAAATTCATAGTACTACTTTTTTTAGATTCTACTGGAAGACTATTATAAAAACTTCTATCCTTCTTGCCTATTGCAGGAAGAATCTCTTTGAACATATCAACTTTCATCGTCAAAATCTGCGTATGGGTCGCGCCATAATTCTTTATCAGTCTCTGCATCCTGAATTATAACCCATTCAATATTAAAGTCACCAGGATGATATGGTGTATTCATTTCTGGTGTATGCTCTATGCCATTTTCTTCTAAGTATTCTTTCAAAGAATCTAAATTCTCAGATTCAATATATTCTGTTGTATAATATACTTTTTCTGCCTCAGAATAACTTACTTCCCACGTTACAATAAATTCACTCATAAAATAATATCTCCGATATCAATTACGTCAGGTATTTTATTTGTCTCTTTTACAAAATAACCACACAAAGGATTAGTCCTATTTTCTATAGGCATTGTTAATATATGCCCAAATTTTAACTTAGGAAAAAACCATTTAACCTCAACAAACACATTTATTATTTGTATTGGTGCCCATGTAGGCATATATCCTTTTAGTGGATTATATAATAGCGTTTGAAAACCGCGATCATTTAAATTAACCAAAGGTATAATTTCCATATCACCTACACTCGGTTCTCCTATTAATACACTCCAATCTAATGGCATTTGTACTTGATAGTTTCCTATTTGTAACACAACCGCAGGTGTACTAAAACTCTCTAAAAATATCAATGGTAAAAAATAATAATCAATAAATGTTGGATCCGTTGTATCTAATACACAGTATCGTACATCATCAATTACATCAGGTAAATTATTTAAACTATATGCTTCGTTGTCTATTGTTAATATTTGCATTTATAACCTTCTTATTATTATACAACAACATAAAACAAATTGCAACTTATTTATAAGAAACTTTCTCAATATTAAACGGATACTGTGCTTCACGATAATATTTTTTTCGTGTTGTCAAATGTCGTTTACTATATTTACAATTGCTAGTAATATCCCATATTTGAACAAAGTCTTTATCGTGTGCTTTACGAATCCCTCGTCCAATACTTTGTATTACTCTTACAAAACTTTTACCTGGCTCTATAAGAACCAAATTAAAGATACGAGGAATATTGATACCAACTGATGCTACGCCATATGTTGCTACAATCAAACTATCATTACTTGTTGCTACTTCGTCATATGTTTCTTTTCGTTCTTCATTTTTTGTAGCACCTCTTACAAATATAGCATCTGGAACTCGTTCTATTAACATCTCACCTGTTTTAATTCTATCTATTAACACAAGTGTATTGCCAGTGCTTGATATATCCTGTATTACACTTGCCAAATAATCTATTCTATTCGCATCTGTTGACAAGTATTTTAACTCACTTGGGTAATTTGGATACTCTACATCGTCTTTTAATTGCAAAACTTTGACTTCACAATTACTTAACACACCTTGCTCTTGCAACGAGTGTGCGCTTATACGATTTATAACTTCGCCGAGACTTGCTTTAAGACTTACAAACTCATACTCTGCCTTTGGTATTGTACCAGTTAATCCCCATCGTATAGGTACATTAGCAAATACACCAGTAAGCAATTCTTTTAGCACATCTGCTTTTGCTTGATGTACCTCATCCACCATAATACAAATAACATCATCTATAAATTGTTCTATATCAATGTCTGCTTCTTTTCGTTTGCTCTTTTTTAATAGCACATTCAATGATTGCCAAGTACAAATGGTATGTTGGTGTCCATAATCCTTTCGGTCACCATAAAACACGCCAACATCCAATCCTATATTTCGATAGTCTTCTTCTGTTTGCGTTACTAAACTCTTATTAGGTACTATAACAATCGTCCTACCATACTGCTCACATAACTTACTTAACGTAGCAGTAATAATTGTTTTACCTGCGGCTGTTGCAATCTCTTGTAAACTTTGCAAGTGATTTAAAAAATTATTAATAGCCTCTACCTGATAATCACGCAATACAATAGGTTGCCCTTCGTGCGTATGATTTTTTGGCCATTTGATATTACTTAAATAATTTTCATCTATTTTATCAAACTTTAGATTCCAAGTCTGCCTATGATCCTCAATATCAATATCATAGCCTGCATTTTGGATTATTGGTAGCAATGTATCCAACAAATTTAAATAAGTTCTGCCACCTACATCACAAAATCTAATCATACCATCCCATCGTCCTAACTTATACGCAGGCATATGGTAGGCATATGGCAACATAAATTTAAGAGCGGCGGACATTTTACGACGGGTACTCGAATCTATCTGATCCAGTTTAATATTAACCTCATCGCGAATGATTAATTTTGCTGTAGCCATAATACTATTTTATACTAATACGGAAAAAAAGTCAATGTAAAAACCGGGGGTTGCCCCCCGGCCACTATCCGCTCAGACAGTGTAAATCTTATACAAGTGGTTGTCTCTGCATACAAGTCGTTTCAACCAGTCGTTTCCATTTCTCGTTTTTAGGTGCCATGTTATACAAGTCAGCAACCTTGAGAACCATTCGAAGAGATACTTCGCGTAGTTTATCCTTGTTCTCATCAATGTAATTGACGATCATCTGATCGTCTCCATCTTTAAGGTTGTGCTCATCAAGCATACCGTCTCCAACAATCTGCTTAATACGCATCATCTTATCACGCATTGTATCCAGTGTCAGATCCAAATAATGACAACGGGAGATAATGGCTTCCAAGTGATCCTTGATCTTACCAATGCGATTTCCCTTCGTCAGTGCGTCAAACTTCAAGTTTGAAATAAAGATAATCGAACCATGGAATTCAAAGTGATCCGGAATTCCCTCTTGCCGCAGTTTTGAGGAATCTGCGTTCCAAAAAATCCTACGATGCTTACCTGAATCAAGAGCACCCTTAAGGATGTTCAGTGCTAGTTCGTCCCAGAGGATTGTATCGCAATCATCCAGTACCAGCACTCGTCCTTTATCGCTCCAATTATAAAGTAAGCAATACAAACCCAGGGCAGTCATTGCACCCTTGACAACCATGTACTTGGGTGACTTACCTGCGAGTTTATTAAAAGTATGACTTCGTTCGAGAGTGTGTTCCACACCAAACGATTTACCAACACCTGGAGGGCCTGATACTATCATACCGCGTACCGTTCCTTCCATAGTGGCTTCTGTCATTTCCTCGAGAATATCGAAACGCTCACGAATTCGTGTAATCGCTTCTTCATCTGTTTCAACTGGCTTGGCACGTTTTGCTGGATCTGCAGGACCAACTGGCGTATCACCAGTAACAAATTCGTATGCTGACTTATCAGCAATCTTAATCTGTGCCTTACCGTTGCTTGATTTGTTCCACGGATGCCCAGAGAACTCTGAACAGTCTACCGTAATTGAGTTTCCCCGCTTGCCCACCGTAAAATCCTTGAGCAACGGAAAAACCATATTGTTAACAGGCTCATTACGATACGAGCCAGTAACCTTTACTAACACCTGAGCGGACATATTATAGTTTCCTATATTGAGGTTAAAATATTGCTACCCATAAAACGATAGCACCGATGATGGCACAAATTGCCAAAATAGCAGTAACCAGAAAACTCGCTAATCCTGGTAGGAATTTAACCACCAACACAAGCAAGATTAGAAATAATAGAACTTCTATCATTATGTACACATTATACTACAGGTTGGGGATCTGTCAATCTTAAAAAAGTGTTGTTTTTTTACAACAAAAAACCGCTTATTTTAGTAGGTTTTTAAATAAGAATTATTCTCATTATGAGATACCCTGATTTTTATCTGGTGTTTAAATAGGAATCCAATAGATTTATAATATTTGCAGTTCCTACTGGATTCGCACTATGCACGTTGAATTCAAAATCAGCAGGTATAATATTATAAGTAAGATCCTGGTCTACAATCCATTTAGCAAAATCATATCCGGTTTTAGCATTCTCATCACCTAAGTCATGATCAAAACTAATATAAACAGGACAGCCGTGGTGTGTGACTATACTTACTGCTTCATCGTATGTACGAGCCAATAACCAACCTAGCGTATTCTTAAGGCCGGATCCAAAATGTGCTGGAACTCTTATATCGTCAAGATACAGCTTATACCTCACAACCACCTCCTATTAAATTACTTTAATATAGAATTTGTTAATTTGGACATATGCTCATGTAAATTATTTTCTTGGCCTAATTGCCTTTCAAAAGCTGCGTTCAAAAATTTTGACGACAGTGCTATGTCTTTAACAAAATCCTCATCAACAATATTTATATTATTTCGCATAGCAACACCACCAATTGCATCAACACATTCTTGAACTAACTTTTCTGATTTATTATTATCCATATAACTATAATAACAAAAAACTTATAATTGTCAATGATAACTCAAAAAGGAAGGACGTTGTTCCAACGTCCCTCCATCAAGTGGTTGAGTATTTTTCCTAACCTAATTCACCGAATGTTAATACAATATTAGCAAGTATTTCCTTTATCGTTCTTATTAAACTCTTAACAACACTCATCCACGTATATATTTATAAATTTATAATATATTCTCATTTGTAAGTATGTCTAAATCAGTATTTGTAAGGGCAATATTTGAACTAACATTTAACTCAAGAATATTTTCACTTATAACTACTCGTTCTCTTCGAAAATCCGACAACTTTGTTTTATATTCTTCATACCCATTACGAACTAATTTTTCATATCTACTAATAAGTGTATTAAGTTGTACTCGTTTTGTTAATAGAGTACTAACACCTGTTTCAACATTTGCTTTGCCTACTTTATCTCGCAAACTATACAACACCGACTCTAATTCTTCTACCCGAGTTAACCGTTCTGGTAATTCATTTGATAACTCAGTATCTAAATTTATATCATTAATAGCCTGACGAATTTGCTCCTGTAAAGTAGCGGCTTTGCGTAAATTAATGCTCATTACAATTCTCCTTTACAATATATTACTATTATACATATAGATAATTCACTTGTCAAGAAAAATTATCCATTTCTATTACTTATTCGGATTACCATAAAACATATTGATTTCGGAGTCTTCGAGACCAGCAACTCGCAACTTAACAATATTATTAATTTGAAACTGCTTGGCCTCCAGTGCTTTTAACACGCCAAGAAATTGATTCCGCAATAAACCAAACTCGTTAATAAGTTCTGTTTGGTCGACAATCACTTGTTCACCATCAACATATGCTGATGCATCGCGAGAACTTAATTGCCTGTTATACTTTTCTAAATACATTCTAAAAGTTTGTGCTCGTAACTTTCTTAAATGTATATTTAAATGTTCCAGAATTGCTTCAATTTCTTGCAATTCAGAAAAACGTAATTGTACAATTGCTGGAATAGCACTTGCGGCTTTTTCAATACTTCCAGTAAATTTAATTTCATTACGTGCTATAGCTAACTGCCCTTCATAATGATCTATACAATCAGGAAGGGCGGCTATACTTTCAACTACCTGTTGATACCAACTTGCCATTAATATTCGTCTTCCTCGTCGTCATCTTCTTCTAAATAGTCAGTTAATGCCTTAGCAAGATGTGAATCCAATGTATCACAGTCTCGCAATTCTTCAATGTCACCATTTGTATCATAGAAATCTACAATACTATATGCGGCATCTGCTCTTTCCTTTTGTGGAATATATGATTTTAAAATATTCCACATTTCTACTATTATATCAGGATTAATATCCATCAATTACCTCCATTCATAGCAATAACTGGATATTTACCTAATCCTCCTCAATTTCTTCTAATACAGATTCTTCCACAACTGTTTCAAGTACTACACCATCGCCTTGTTCTTTTAAAATAACAGGCAATGTTTCTGCATTCCATCCTTTCCTAAAATACATATGTTCTTTACCGGCTTTATCAACATATCTTAATCTATTGCCTTGCTTAACAAGGACACCAGATTTTTCAAACATATCAACCAATCCGCTGTATGGACTCATACCTGTCTCATATGGGATCTCAACTT